AGGCTACGACGCGCGCACGGCACGGCGGTCCCTGAACCTGATGTTCGCTGAGTGGGCCAACCGTGGCCTGAACCTGTGGACCGTGAACCAAGCCACGATCACCGTGACGCGGGCTGTCGCGACCTACACGGTCAACGCCGACCATGCGGACATCCTCGAGATGGTTCTTCGTCGGGACGGCACAGACTACGAAGTCGAGCGCATCAGCCGCGGGGACTTCTTCCTTCTGCCCAACAAGACCACGCAGGGGCGGCCGTCGCAGTTCTACTACGACCGTCAGATCGCTCCGAAGATCACTGTCTGGCAGGTTCCCGAGAACTCGACCGACCAGTTGATCTACTACTACGTCCGCCGCATCGAAGACGCAGGAGCCTTGCAGAACACTACGGACATGCCGTGGCGGTTCTATCCTTGCATGGTCGCGGGCTTGGCTTATTATCTTGCCATGAAGCGGGCCCCGGACCGGATGGCCATGCTCAAGGCGATCTACGACGAAGAGTTCACGCGCGCGGCCGAGGAAGACGAGGACCGGGTGCCATTGAAGCTGCAGCCTGATGTGGCCTACCTGAGGTTCTGATGCCGTATGCCAGTGGGAAAAAGGCTTGGGGTATTTCTGATCGCTCCGGCGTCCGCTTCCGGCTGCGCGATATGCGTAAGGAGTGGACGGGGCTTCTTGTCGGCCCCGACGAGTATGATCCGAAGCATCCGCAGCTCTTCCCGCCAAAGGCCTACCCGGACCCTCAGGCGTTGCGGAACCCTCGCCCTGACCCAGAGGCGGGGCATGTCTATGTCCCCGTCGGCAACACAGTCTTCCCGCCCGTCGGGATCATCTACCCGATGGTCATTTCCGTCGGCTTCGTTACGGTGGTGACCACATGAGCTTTACTTACGGCCAGCTGAAGCAGGCTCTGCAGGACTATCTCGAGACCTCAGAGACCACTTTCGTCAACAACCTGCCGCTCTTCATCCGGCTGTCGGAGGAGCGCATTCTCAAGAACGTCCAGCTGAGCCTGTTCCGCAAGAACGCGACGGCCAACGCGACATCAGGGAATCAATACCTTGCCTGCCCGTCGGACTTCCTCGCGCCCTTCTCGCTGTCCTACACGGATGCGGGGAACGACAAGGTGTTCACCGAGTTCAAGGACGTCAGCTTCATCCAAGAGTACGCTCCTGATGCCGCCGTCCCCGGGGCCCCCAGATACTACGCTCAGTTCGACAATCAGAACTTCATCTTGGCCCCGGCACCTAACTCGGCCTACACGATGGAGCTCCACTACTTCTACCGCCCCGCCAGCTTGACGGCCGGGGCCGACAGTGGGACCACGTGGCTGAGCATCAATGCCGAGCTGACCCTGTTCTACGGCGCGATGATCGAGGCCTACCTGTTCCTCAAGGGTGAGCCAGACCTTCTTGCCAGCTACGACAAGCGCTTCCAAGAGTCTCTGCTCGGCCTCAAGATGCTGGGCGAAGCGAAGCAGGTCACCGATGAATACCGCAAGGGCATGGTTGTGAGGGCCAAGGAATAATGTTTGGCGCGAAACTCTCTCTGCCGGAGACCCCGATTGTCACGGTGACGACCACAAGCGGCCGGGGGGAAACCCCCGAGGAAGTCGCAATGCGTTGCGTAAACAAGCTCATCAGCGTATCGGACACGGCTCCGCAAGAGATCAGGGATCAAGCTCTGGCGTACCGCGCCGCCCTGCTCAACGTCATTACGAGCTACATGAAAGTCGCTGTCGCGCATGACCGCGTTACGGTGTATAATGCGCTCGTAGAGGCTGGGCACCCACAACTGGCTGCGGCCATTCAGAAGCTATAGGAGGCCGCGATGGCAATCACTCAGGCAATGTGCACTTCGTTCAAGGACCAAATCCTCGAGGGTGTTCACGACTTCCGCTCGAGCGGCGGGGACACCTTTAAGTTGGCGCTGTATACCAGCTCGGCCACCCTTGACGCGACCACCACCACGTACTCGGCCACCAACGAGGTGGGTAACTCGGGGAGCTACTCGGCGGGTGGCGGTACGTTGACCAACATCAGCCCGACCACCTCCGGGACCACGGCCTTCACCGACTTCGACGACATCTCGTTCACGTCGGCGACCATCACCGCCAGAGGCGCGTTGATCTACAACACGACCCCGGCTCACACCTACACCAACCCGACCGTCGTGGTTCTGGATTTTGGTAGCGACAAGAGCTCTTCGGCGGGCACCTTCACCATTCAGTTCCCGGCCGCCACCGCTTCTGACGCGATCATTCGCATCTCCTAATAGCGGGGGTTTCCGTGGGTCTGGTTCTATCCGATAGGGTCCTTGAGACCTCCGCGACGACCGGAACCGGTACGTTCTCTCTGGCTGGGGTCACCACGGGCTTCCAGAGCTTTTCCGCTGGCGTGGGAGACGGCAACAGTACCTACTACACGATCACGCTGGAAGCTTCAGGGGAATGGGAAGTCGGCATTGGCACCTACACGCTGTCGGGTTCTACGCTGTCCAGAGACACTGTTCTGTCGTCCTCTAACAGCGGGTCCTTGGTGAACTTTTCGGCAGGGACGAAGAACGTCTTTACGACACTCCCTGCCGAGCGCGCAGGATACACGGGTCGGGCCATCGCTATGGCGCTTGTGTTTAGATAAGGGGATAACCGATGGCTGCGCCAAACATTGTCAACGTGACGAGCATTATCGGGAAAACTGTGGTTGCGGACTTGACCACGACCTCCGCCACCTCTGTGCTGAGTAACGCGGCGTCGTCTCACCTAGTCTTCAAGATCAACTCGCTGATCGTGTCGAACGTAGACGCGTCTGCAAGCGCTGCGATCACCATCAACCTCTACAGCGCGGCCGCTCTCGGGGGGACCGCGACGCAGATCGCGAACACTATCACCATCCCCGCCAGAACTTCTCTTATCGTGATCGATAAGAACAACTCGATCTACCTCGAGGAGGATCGGTCGATTGGCGCGACGGCAAGCGTAGCGAACGACCTCAAGGTGGTTTGCTCATACGAACAAATCTCTTGAGGCCTTGTCATGACGAGAATGCCGGGCGGCTTTATCTCTACGAAAATTAACTCCGCCGACAACCCCTTGGACCGGACTGCGGGGGGTGTTTTCACTATGGCCGAGTACAACAACTGGTTTCTCGCAACAGGGCAAGACGCATACACAACTCCCGGGACCTACTCTTGGGTCGCCCCGTCGTTCGTCCCCGAGGTTAATGTAGTGGCTGTCGGTGGCGGTGGCGGTGGAACCGCTTCGACCAGTGGTGGCTGTGGTGGCGGGGGCGGGGGCCTCGGCTGGAAGAACAACATTCCGGTCGCTCTGGGGACTTCTTATACCGTTGTGGTGGGGACCGGAGGGACTTCATCAGCCACTGTAGGCAGCACCACAAACGGGGGAGCTAGCTCCTTTGTCTCAGCTGCGACAGTTGCAGGTAATGGGGGCGGACGCGCAGACTCAATCACCGGCCCAACGCTTAACGTGGGTGGGACCTATGTTGGGGATGGCGGCGGTAACGGAGGCACAGGCGGCAGGGGTGCCTCTGCCTCCATCGCACAGGGCGGGGGTGGCGCTGGAGGATACTCCGGGGCTGGTGGTAACGCAGCGCTGACGGCTGGCACGAACGCTACCGCTGGCGCGGGTGGTGGTGGTGGCGGCGGCGGCCGTGCCGGTGCCACCAGCACCGCGGGTGCTGGTGGTGGTGTTGGCATCTTGGGAGAAGGGGCGAATGGTGCGGCCGGGGCTACCTCAACCGGAGACGCTTCTGGCGGTCTTGGCGGTTCCGGTGGTGGCAACGCAACGCAAGGCGCTGTTAACACCCAGTTCTACTCTTCGGGCAACCCCTCGCGCCCGGGCAACTACGGCGGCGGCGCTGCGGGCTCCGACGTGAACATAAACGAAATCACGAACGGTGCGGGCGGTGCGGTGCGGATAATCTACGGTCCGGGCAGGGCCTTCCCGGCAACAAACACGGGGGACCTGTAATGCGCCTGTTTATCCGCATGCTGGACGGGGTTCCGTTTGAGCACCCGCTTATCGAGTCGAACATGCGGGCGGCCTTCCCGTTCGTAGACTTGGATAATCTCCCGCCGCAGTTCATGCCGTTTGAGCGGGTCCAGTGCCCCAGAGCGGACGAGGGAAAGATCATCGTCAGCGCAGAATGCCGCTACGAGATTCAGGACGGGGTCGTCCGGGATGTCTGGACGGTCGTTCAAGAGGATGCCCCTGTCGCGTAACCACCCCCTGTGCTAGACTACAGGCGGGTCGAGCTGGCTTAATCTAACGGAGGTGCCGGATGCTAGGTTTTTATCCGCTGTCATCTGCTCCGTTCAGCTCGAGCGAGCGGCCCAGCTCCGGCCCAGTCACAGTCGTAGACGTCACAGGCGTTTTTGCCACCGGAGCCGTTGGGACGGTCGCCGTACAGGGCTCCGCCGTCGTCTCTCCCACAGGCGTTTTTGCCACTGGAGAGGTCGGGACTGTCGCGGTAGCGACCTCATCTATCGTCCCCGTCACGGGCGTCTCCGCCACTGGAGAGGTCGGGACTGTTGCGGCGGCGAGCTCCATTGATGTTCCAGTCGTGGGCGTCTCCGCCAGCGGAGCTGTCGGAACGGTTGCTCTGGAAGCCTCTGCGGTTGTTTCAATCCTTGGCGCTGGCTGGGGCGCTGGGCCATGGAGCCGAGGTGGGTGGGGCTCCGCCGCCCCCTCGTACTTTGCCACGGGCTCCGTCGGAACGGTCACCGCAGGTTCGGCTTCCATTGTTGTCGTCACGGGCGTTTCCGCGACCGCAGCTCTCGGCTCGGTTACCGTAGACGCTGCCACAGGCGTTGCGGTGACCGGGGTCGAAGGTACGGGGCAGGTGGGCACTGCGTCCGTCTTCAGCCCGGTTGTGGTCCTCCCTACCGGGGTGTCCGCGACCGGGGCCGTCGGCACAGTCTCTGTCGCTTCTGCGGTCCTTGTTACGGGCGTCTCTGCCACTGGCCGCGTCGGGACCGTCTTCATCTGGGGCCAGATCATCCCTGTCCCGGAGGCCGACTGGGACCCGATCAACCCGGCACCGCCCACCACTTGGAGCGCTCTTTCTCCCTCCCCCGGTTCGACGTGGACGGAGGTCGATACAGATGCTATAAATTCATGGACCGAGGTGGAGCCAGCACCACCCACCATTTGGACAAACATCGCGGCGTAAGGAGGCGATATGGCCAGCACGTATACGGCGAACAGCGGCATTGAGCTCATTGCGAACGGCGAACAGTCCGGAACTTGGGGCACCACGACCAACACCAACCTGTCGATCATCGACCGCTTGGTGAATGGCGTCGGGGCCATCACGCTTTCAGGAACGACCCACACCCTGACCACCTCTGACGGGGTTCTTTCGGACGGACAGTTTGCGGTTCTGGTGTTTGGAGGAAGCCCAAGCGGCACCAACACGGTGACGATCTCGCCCAACGACGGACAGCACCTCTACATCGTCAGGAACTCTTCCGGGCAAAGCGTGGTCCTGACCCAAGGTTCGGGGGGCAACGTCACTGTAGCTAACGGCGACACGAAGATCGTGTACAGCGACGGCGCTGGCGCAGGGGCCGCGGTTGTAGACCTCACTGCCGACTTCGCCATGTCTAGCGTCAACATCACGGGCGGGTCGATCACGGGGATCACCGACCTAGCCGTTGCAGATGGTGGTACTGGCGCATCAAACGCCAGTACCGCGCGCACGAACCTCGGCGTCGGAACCGGGGATAGCCCCACTTTTGCCGCTGTTTCCGTGGGGCAGGTGGACATCACCGCGGAAGGCGACCTCCGCCTGCAGGACACGACGGGCGGCCAGTACATTGCGCTTCAGGCCCCCGGCATGATTTCCACCAGTTTCACGCTGACGTTGCCTGCATCAGACGGAACAAATGATCAGGCCTTGGTGACCAACGGCTCCGGCCAGCTCTCCTTCCTGAGCATCGTGACCGCGAACGACCCGGACACCCTGACCAACAAGACGCTGGTCGACCCGGTCATCACTGGCGCGATTCTGGAAGACATCTTCTCGATCACCGACGCCCCGGCTTTTGAGATCGACCCCGGCAACGGGACCATTCAGCTCATTGCTCTTGGTGCCAGCCGCACTCCAAAAGCGACCAACTTTGCCAACGGCGAGTCGGTGACGTTTATGGTGGACGATGGCTCGGCCTACACCCTGACGTGGACCGACGCGACTTTTGGCGGAACTGGCGTGGTGTGGAAAACCGACGGCGGCACCGCTCCGACATTGAACACGACGGGCTATACCATTATGGTCCTCTTCAAGGTCGGTGGTCAGGTCTACGGCGCTCGGGTGGGTGACGCATAATGATTGGTGGAAAGCTTCTTAGTGCTACGTCTGGGGGCACACAGACAAAGGCTATTGCCTTGGGTATCAGCGCTTGGCCTAACGTGCTTGCCTATTCGTGGAGCAGCAGCACGGGCTTTGGCGGGCTCTACAGCAGCCCAACCTCTCTACCAACGTCGGCTGTGTTTGGCGTGAAGTTCCACCCCGAGGGAACGGCAATCGCGGTTGCTCAAGATAGTAGCCCCTTCGTTTCGGCTTACCCTTGGTCCGACTCTGGGTTTGGAACTAGGTTTTCTAACCCCGCCACACTTCCGACGGGGAGCGGGCGGGGCTTGGCGTTCAGCCCCGACGGTTCGGCAATTGCCGTGAGCCATTTCACGACCCCGTTCGTCACGGCCTACCCTTGGTCCGGGGCCGGGTTTGGGACTAAGTACGCCAACCCCGCCACACTTCCGACGGGGACTGGGTTTGATGTGGATTTCAGCCCCGACAATTCCGCGGTCGTGATTGGCCACAACATCACCCCCTTTGTCACGGCTTACCCTTGGTCCGGTTCTGGGTTTGGGTCTAAGTTTACTGACCCGGCCACTCTTCCACCAAATATTGTGACTGGTGTTGCTTTCAGCCCCGACGGTTTGGCAGTTGCCGTAGCTCACCCCACGACCCCCTTCGTCACGGCTTACCCTTGGTCGGGTTCCGGGTTTGGGACTAAGTTTTCCAATCCGGCCACGCTCCCGGCCGGGCAAGGGAACGACGTGGCCTTCAGCCCTGACGGTTCCGCAATTGCCGTAGCTCACAACACGACCCCCTTCGTCTCGGCCTATCCTTGGTCCGGCTCTGGGTTTGGGACCAAGTACGCCAACCCGGCCACCCTTCCAGCATCAGGCGGGCAAGAGGTGGCCTTTAGCCCTGACGGTTCCGCAATTGCCGTAACTCACAACACGACCCCCTTCGTCACGGCCTACCCTTGGTCCGGCTCCGGGTTCGGCACTAAGTATGCCAACCCGGCCTCGCTGCCTGCTATCGATGCAAACGCAGTGGACTTTTCCACGGTCGGCGATCCACGGCCCGCGTACAATGAGTATATAGCCGTAGCTCACAACGGCACCCCGTACCTCACGGTCTACCCTTGGTCAAGCTCCGGGTTCGGGGCCAAGTATACCAACCCCGCAACACTGCCTGCTGGTCTCGGGCTTGGCGTCACCTTCAGCCCTAGCGGCTCGGCAATTGTTATGGCGGGAAACCTCACGGCCTACCCTTGGTCAGGTTCTGGGTTTGGAGCTAAGTATGCCGATCCAGCTACGCCCCTGCCCGGGACTAGCCAAGGCGCGGCCTTCAGCCCAGACGAGACGGCTATTGCCTTTGCTCACAGCACCACTCCATTCATTTCGGCGTATTCTTGGTCAGGTTCTGGATTTGGGTCTAAGTTTTCCAACCCCGCCACCCTTCCAAACGGAGACGCGCGAAGCGTGGCGTTCAGCCCCGACGGCTCGGCGGTTGCGGTTGCTCATGGGACCAACGTCTTTGTCACGGCCTACCCTTGGTCCGGTTCCGGGTTTGGGACTAAGTACGCCAACCCGGCCACCCAACCAACAGGACAGGGGAACGGCGTGGCGTTCAGCCCCGACGGCTCGGCAATCGCCGTAGCGCATCCCACTTCCCCTTACATCACGGCCTACCCTTGGTCCGGTTCGGGGTTTGGCACTAAGTACACCAATCCGACAACACTGCCCCTTGATACCGGCACTGGCGTAGCTTTCAGCCCTGATGGTTCGGCCGTTGCCCTGTCCATCAGTCACCCCTCAGCCCCGTTTACTGGAGTTAACGCCTATCCTTGGTCAAGCGCTGGGTTCGGGGCTAGATACGCAGCCCCCTCAACCCCCACAACGGGGAGCGGGCGAGCCGTGGCTTTTAGCACTAACGGCTTCGACATAGCTGTATCACATGCTACGACGCCTTTTATCTCCGTGTGGCCTCGCGTCTCCGGCGGGGGTTTTGGGACGAAATACGCTAACCCGGCCACCCTTCCAAACTTAGAGGGCTTTGGCGTAGCCTTTGGTCGAACTCAAGTCTAACCACAGAAAGAGGAAATCCGTGGAAAATACCGAAGCACCTAAGACCCGTGAAGAAATCCTGCAGATGTCGCTCGAGGCTCGAGTGCAGGAGGTCATGCACTACCAGATCAACATCGACAACTACACGATTGCGTTGAACGAGATCGCAAAGTTGTCGCAAGAAGAACAAGCCGAGCTCTCCGAGTTCTCCACGCAGCTCCGTGGCCTGCTCGCCTCCGAGAAGCTAGAGCAGAAGAAGGCAAAGATCATGCTCGAGGTCATCCGGCAGCAGGTCGAAGCGTAATCCGTCCAACGAACAGAAAGGATACACAATGTTCGTCAAGGCCACAAACGGCGCAATCGTCCAGTACCCCTACAGCGTGGGTGCGCTTCGCCGTGACAACCCCAACACCAGCTTCCCGAGGACCATCCCCGACGAGGTGCTGGCCGAGTACGGCGTGTACGAGGTCAAGACTCCCCCGGCCCCGGCCCACGATCCGGAGACCCATTTCGTAGAATACGCCCCCGTCCCCACCTTTGTTGGTGGGGCTTGGGTGTACGCCCCCTCTGTTCGTCCGCTTTCAGCGGAGCAGGTCGCCGAGCGCACCGCTTCTCGGGCCTCGGGCATTCGCTTTGAGCGCGACCGTCTTCTGGCCGCCACCGACTGGGCGGCGCTGTCTGATGTGACCATGAGCCCGGAGATGGCTGCCTACCGACAGGCGCTTCGCGACGTCACGGCGCAGCCGGGTTTCCCGGACACCGTAACTTGGCCCGCAAAACCGGAGTAAGCCATGACCACCGAGATGCTCTGGAGCGCAGGCCTGTCAGCCATCCTCGCCCTCGTGGGCTGGGTTCTCAAAGGCCATTCCGACGAGGTTCAGCGGCTGCAGATTCTGCTCAATCGCACCCGCGAAGAGATGGCTCGGGACTACGTCACCAAGACCGACGTGCAGTCCAGCATCAATATGCTCATTGCTCGGATCGACAACCTCGACCAAAAGATCGACTCCCTACTGCGGAGCCTTGCCAAATGAGACTTGCCCTTGTCCTCTTGGTCGCCGGATGCGGCCCTGTTACTGTGTCTTCGGTGGCCTACACCACTGCCTGCCCGAAAGGTGACCGACAGTGCGAAATTCGGCAGAACGCAGAGACCCTGTATTACATGGCGCACGGAGACGCGGCCAACGAACTGCTTTGCTCTGGCGAGACGCGGGACGTTATGGGTGCGCTCTGCTCTGTCTACTGACGACAGCGGCCGACGCTCAAGTCACGGGCGATCTGAATACCAACAGCGGCAACACCAACTCTACCATCGATAGCAATAACGTCTCCACCAGCGAGACGAGGAACTATAATGGTGCAGGCTCTTCGCCGTTCTCTACCCCCGTTCCGACTGCCGCAGCGCCGACAGTCATGGGTGGTGGTGGTAACGATAGCTGCCTCATCCCAGAGCAGAGCGCCTACCAGATCAGCATCTTTGGCCGAGCCAAGGGTAGCATGGTTCAAGACCCAGAGTGCAACCGCCGCAAGGATGCGCGCCTCTTAGGCACTCCGCAGGAAAGCGGTGGCCTCGGCCTGCAGGTCTCCGGCATCTCGGTCATGTGCGACAGCCCAGAAATCTTCAAGGCGATGGCGCTTGCCAGCACCCCTTGCCCCATCTACTCGATTGCTACAGGGAAGTTGCTCGTTGGCAGGGAAGGGTATCTCGCAATGCGTGACGACCCGTATAATTATGTGGTAGGATACGTCGAAGATCAGGCGTTCTGGGACGCCTTCCTACTCATGAATGAGGAGTTGCCCGATGTTCTGCCTCAAGAAAACAGCGGCCCTACTCTGTCTGAGCGCTTCCGTCGCTCACGCCGAGCCAACGATGACGAACCTTCAGGGGTCGGCGCAAGCGATCCTTGACCAGCTTGCGGCCTCTCAAGACTTGACGGTCGGAGCGGTCTACAGTGCGGGCCAAGGTGACATCCTCGCACCGGGCATTATGCAGGACGCGACCATCACCGAGCAGATGCGTCTCGACTACAACTCCGACATTCAGGGGGTGATCGACGCGACGTACTACAACGCCGAGATGTTGTTTCAGGATCAGCACGAACAGGCGATGGTCAATCTCGATTCGGCTGTCGATAACCTCGTTGCCGCGACTGCGGTTTTGATGGAGGTTCAGGCCGTGGCAAACATGGCTGCGAACGCGGACACCGTGACCGAGCAGATGGCCTTTCAATCTGTCCTGAGCAGTAACGACATGACCATCAGCGCTGCCGACGTGAGCAACTACAACTCGGCTCTTGGTGCTGTGCAGACCTACGCCCGCGACGCGGGTGCCTTCTTGGCGGCTTCCCGCAACGCATCCCTGACCGGAGCGACCGACAGCTACGCCGCCAACGCCAACACCAGCCTGTACGGGGCCACGGTGGCCTACAGTGCTACGGCCGACATCATCAACATCAGCGCCGCCAACGCCTTCGGGATCGGCTTCCAAGGCTTCCTCGGCAGCAACACTGTGACGCTGGCAGAGGTCTACGCAGCGGGCTACGGCTCGTGAGCGACGACGCTGAAACCAACGGCCTGAGAATCGCGGGCTTCGACATAAAGGGCTGGTGGCTCGCCGCCGCCCTTCCTGTCTTGTCCGGCATCAGCGGTACGGTGTACGTTGGCTACGACACCGTCAATCGTTTCTGGGCTGTGGAGGAAAGCGTCGATGGGGTTTTGGGTGTCGAGAGCCGCGTCCAGACCCTCGAGCAAGCGATACAGGACAACGATGTCCGTGGACTTGCTCCGAAGCTCAGCGCGATCAGCACCCAGATGGGTACGATCCTCGAGCAGCAAAAAGAGCTGATGGACTTGAGGTCTATGGTCGAGAAGTCGGACAGTGTGACCAGCGGCATCGCCGGGAAGCTGGAGAAATACGACGCCGAGATCGAAGACTTGTGGAAAGCTATGGACGATCTGATAAGGAATCCCATGCAATGATGAAGATGGAAGCCTTAGTCTGGGGAGCGTTCCTCGCCGCCGTCGCCGCGATCTTCTGGGTCAGCGGGGACGGTTTCTACCGCTACCCCTGCCAAGACCCCGCGAACTGGGCTGCGCTTGAGTGCACCCCGCCGATTTGCCTTCGCACCGGTATGTGTGCCACCGATCTGACAGGAGACTCGCAATGAGCAAGAATAACCCGGAAATGATGGAAGCCAAGCTGCGCTACTTCATCGGCTGCGCCTTGGTGGTGATTTTGGCAGGCACCATCTTCACCATCCTTTACAGCCTCGTCTTCGTGACCCAGCCTCTGGGCGAAAGCTCCGAGAACGACCGCAAGTTCTTCGAGCTGCTTACCCCCATCGCCTCGTTTATCGTGGGCGCTCTCGGTGGCGTGATGGCTGCGGGGAACAATCGCAACAAGGGCGGCAACGATGAGCCGCCGACACAGGAGTACACCGAATGATCGGTCGCATCGTCGGAATGCTTGTTGGCCGCAAGCTCAAGGAAAAGGCCGTAGACGCAGTGCTGGACAAGGTCAACTTGCCTGACCCGGTGGAGAGCGCAATCAAGGTTGCGGCCACGGGTAATGTGGGTGACCTGCTCGGCGGGATGGGCAAGGACATGGCAAAGGAAGCCGTGCTGGACGCCGTCACCAAGAAGGTGCCGATCAAGAGACCCAAGAAATGAGGTGGCTCGTTGCCCTGCTCATGTCGGCAAGCCCTGCGCTGGCAGCACCATATGAGATCACCCGAGTGATCGATGGCGATACGGTCGAGATCGCGGTGGACTTCCTGCCCGAGCCTCTGCCGCCGAAGCTGTCTATCCGGGTCATGGGCATCGACACCCCCGAGAAAGCCCCTCGCGCTCAATGCGATGCGGAGGCGGCCCTTGCGAAGAAGGCCAGCGCCTTCACGAAGAACGCCGTGGCCAACGCCCTTGAGGTCGATATCAAAATCCTCAAGTGGGACAAGTACGGCGGCCGTGTGCTTGGCGAGGTCTACCTAGACCACCAGAGCCTAGCCGAAAGTCTCGTCTCCGCCGGGCTGGCCCGGCACTACAAAGGTGATGCCAAGCAGTCTTGGTGCGAATAGGAGAAACTAAATGAGCCTCATTACCGAAGCCCAATTGGCCGTGATGATCCCAACGAATAAAGAAGTCGGCGAGTGGTGCGCGGCTCTTAATGAGATGCTGCCGAAGTACGGCATCACCACCGACAAGCGCATCGCTGGCTTCATCAGCCAGTGCGCCCATGAGAGCTCTGACTTCCGGGTCTTGCAGGAGAACCTGAACTACAAGGAGGCCACCCTCCTGAAGGTGTTCCCGCGCTACTTTGGCCCCGGCAAGGAGAACGCCGCCGAGTACGCTGGCAAGCCTGAGAAGATCGCCAACTATGTGTACATGGACAAGAACCGTTCCAAGGCAGGCGCTTTAGGCAATGTGAAGGAGGGGGACGGCTGGCTTTTTTCTGGAAAAGGTCTGAAGCAATGCACGGGCCGTAGCAACGTGTCGGCCTTTGGCAAGACCGTTGGCATGACTGCCGAGGAAGCTGCCGTGTACCTCTTGACCAAAAAGGGCGCACTGGAAAGCGCGCTGTGGTTCTGGGGTAGCCGCAACCTGAACGACGTAGCAGACACGGGCGACGTGGTGAAGCTGACCAAGATCATCAATGGCGGCGACATTGGCCTCGCAGACCGTCAGGCGCGGTACGCCAAGGCCATGGCTGCGCTGGGCGGGAAGGTCTCCGCTCCGGCCCCGGCCCAAGCTGCTCCGACCTCGGCCCCTGCGGCCGCTGGGAACGAGACCCTGAAACGCGGCAGCACTGGCGCGCTGGTGAAGCAAGTTCAGGAGAAGCTGGGCATCGACCCTGCCGACGGTATCTATGGGTTTTGGACTTCGAACGTGGTGAAGGAGTGGCAGGCGAAGAATGGCCTCACTGCCGACGGCGTTGCTGGTCCGAAGACATTGGCTAAGCTGCTCGGGTGATGTAGTATCTCCGTCAACAGGAGACTGTCATGGCACTCACGAAGCTCGTATTCCGGCCCGGTATCAACCGCGAAACCACCGCCTACGCCAACGAGGGTGGCTGGTGGGATGGTAACCTTGTGCGCTTCCGGGCCGGGAAGCCTGAAAGCATTGGCGGGTGGGTCAGGTACTCCTTGGAGCCGTCGCTCGGAACCGGGCGCTCCCTCATGACGTGGAGCGCCCTTGACGGGACGATCTACACGGGCATGGGTACCAACCTGAAGTACTACGTCATCCGTGGTGGTGGCTTGAGTGACATCACGCCAATTCGGGAGACGACCCCCGCTGGTGCAGTCACCTTTGCCGCGACCAACGGGTCGCCAGTAATCACCGTTTCCGACACAGGCCACGGTGCATTGCTCAACGACTTCGTGACCTTCTCTGGTGCTGTGTCTCTCGGCGGGAACGTCACGGCGGGCGTTCTTAACACTGAACACCAGATCACGAGCATCATCAACTCCAACAGCTACAGGATTACGTTGGGTGTTTCGGCCAATGCTTCTGATGTCGGGGACGGCGGGGCCTCGGTCATCGGCGCTTACCAGATCAACACGGGCCTCAATACCTCCATCTCCGGAACTGGTTGGGGCGCTGGGGTATGGTCCCGCGGAACTTGGGGATCGGCCGCGTCCACGACTATCCCCGGTTCGCAGCTTCGCGTCTGGACGCAGGACAACTATGGCGAAGACCTCATCATCTGCGTTCAGGACGGGGGCATCTATTACTGGGACGAGAGCCTCGGCTTAGCTTCCCGCGCCACACCTCTCAACAGCTTGCCGGGGGCCCAAGCCACACCGACCGTGGCAAAGTCCATCATCGTGTCGGAACGGGACAGGCACGTCATTGCCTTTGGCTGTGATCCGGAGGGAGACCCCGGGGTCCAAGACCCGCTTGTCATCCGCTTCTCCGACCAAGAAAACCCGGCGGAGTGGCGGTCCTTGGCGACAAACACGGCCGGGGAACTTCGCATTGGCACGGGCTCAGCAATTATTGCCGCTGTTCAGACAAAGCAGCAAGTCGTGATCTTCACAGACACCTCGCTCCACGCCATGCAGTACATTGGTCCCCCGTTCACTTTCGGCGTGGGGGAAGTGTCTTCGGCCATCTCGATCATGAGCCCTAACGCCATGGTAGCCGTGGGCGACATCGTCTTCTGGATGGGCAAGAACGAGTTCTACGCCTACGACGGCGCGGTGACGCAGATTCCTTGCGACGTTAAGGAATACGTGTTCTCCGGTATCAACCTAAGCCAGACCCTCAAGGTTTTCGCCGGACACAATAGCTCCTTCTCTGAGGTTTGGTGGCTTTATCCAAGCACCGACAGTTCGGAAAATGACAGGTATGTCGTCTACAACTACGAGCAGCGCGTGTGGTACTACGGGGGCTTTCCGCGCACGGCGTGGGCGGATCGCAACGTACTGGGGTTCCCGCTTGCCGTCTCCCCCGACGGGTACGTCTACTACCAAGAGAGCGGCCTGAACGACGGCAGCGCAGACCCACCCGCCCCGCTGGCTCCGTACATCGAGTCAAGTGTCGTGGACATCGGCGACGGCGACCAGTTCATGTTCGCCACCCGCATCATCCCGGACCTGACGTTCAGGAACTCGACCAACGCAGCTCCGACGGCGACCTTTACTCTCAAGGCCCGGAACTTCCCCGGCGGGACATACTTCGCCACAGACAGCGATCCCGTGACTAAGACGGCGTCGGTCCCCGTTGAGCAGTTCACAGACCAGCTGTTCGTGCGCCTGCGGGGTCGGTCCATGTCCCTGCGGGTCGAGTCTAACCAGACCAATACGGCTTGGCGGCTTGGCGATCCGAGGCTTGATCTCCGCCCTGATGGACGGAGGTAGTCGTGGCTACAAACGTCCCAGCCCCATTCTTCCCGATGCCCCCGGACGATTACAACCGCCAGTACATGGCGCAGATCGTCCGTGCCTTCTCGGTTTTTGTCCAACAGGTCAACAACCCCGGCGACGCTATCTACACAAACCTGCAGCTGACGAATCTTCCTACCAATGATCAAGGCCTGCAGACTGGAGCCTTGTTCCAGCAGGGCGGTTTTGTTAAGATCACGCAAGCAAACTCGCCGCACGTGGCAGGGGTATCTGGAACCTCGGTCCTCGGCACAGTCACGGTGGTAATCGCATGAGCCTCCTCTCTACAATCGGAAGCCTCGTTGGCCTTGTTGCTGGCGGCCCGGCTGGCGCAGCCCTCGGCGGTGGCCTCGGCACCCTCTTCGGAGGCGGGAGCATCTCGGACGCCTTTAAGACGGGCATCGGGTCGCTCGTCACGGGCGGGCTCGGCGGGAAGGCTGGCCTTGTGGCCGACATGCTGGGCGGGGGTGCGTCTTCGCAGGCGGCCGGGTCGGCGGTGTTTGACGCCTTCAGTGGCGGCGGCAAGGGCGGGAACCCACTGGGAAGCCTGCTCGGCTTTGGCGGTCAGCCTTCGGCGGCCGCTGCGGCGACCGGGGCCAAGAAGACGCAAGGCCTCGGCGGCCTGCTTCAGGCCTTCGACAACCCGCTCATGCTCGCCGCAATCTTGAAAGCAACCGAGCCCAAGAACGTGACCATCACCACCCCCGAGCAGCAACGCCAGCTTGAGACAGGCGAGCGGCTCCCGGACTACAAAGGTACCCCAGCCTTTGACTACCGCTACGGCTCCAACTTTGCCCGCGGTGGCATGGTCGAGGGCCCCGGACATGGAACCAGCGACTCGATTCGCGCCCGCATCTATCAGGGCGGTCGCCCCGTCCAAGAAGCGCGGCTCTCGGACGGTGAGTTCGTCATGACCAACCGCGCCGTCCGCGGCGCTGGCGGCGGCGACCGCGCCAAGGGTGCCGCAGAGATGTACCGTATGATGCAGCGCTTTGAGCGGAGGGCATAATGGCCGATCAAACAGTCCGCCAAGAGAGCATCTCTCTTCTTCCTGAGTATCAGGAACGGTTTCTAAAAGACCTTCTTGCCAACATCTACAGCGTGGACCCAACCACCGGGCAGCCGTCAGGCATTGCCGCGGTCTCGCCTCTTTACGGCAAGCCTGTGACGGACGCGCAGGGAAACCCCCTCTACGAGCTCAATGCTGACGGTAGCCCGCGCCTCGACATCCGTGGGCAGCCGATCCAGAAGGTCGAGGGCGGCGTTCCGCGGCCCGAGATCATGCCGTTCACGCCGTCTCAGGAACGCGCGGCAAGGATGGCTACGGAGGGCATCGGTGCTTACGCCCCCTACCTGCAGTCTGGAACCCAGACCATGCAGCAGGGTGTCGCTGCGCTGGGCGGGACCACGGGTGCCTACGACCCGCAGTCCTACAAGAACTACTACGACCCCTTCGTCGAGCAGGTTATCGGCTCGGCTGAGCGCGACATCATGCGGCAGGCTGACATCGAGCGTGACCGCCTCGGCGCTCAGGCTGTGCAGTCGGGGGCCTTTGGTGGCTCTCGTCAGGCGGTTGGCGAGCAGGAGTTGCAGCGCAACACGGCCGACCAGATGGCGCGCACTGGCGCACAGCTTCGCTCCGCCGCCTACACTGGCGCACAACAGCAGGCGCAAAGCGTGTTCGAGAACCAGATGCAGCGCGGTCAGAACGCCGCCTCGATCTTCCAGAACTTGGGCACCGCCCAAGCGGCACTGGGCGAAGCCGCTCAGGGCCTTGGGCAGCGGGACGTCAACGCGCTGTTCAACATGGGCGCACTCGAGCAGGGGCAGCGCCAGTCGGAGTACGATGTGCAGCGGGCCGGGGCCATCGAGTCGGCCTACGAACCGTTCCAGCGCTTCTCCTTCATGTCCGACATCTTCCGTGGCGTTCCGTCGTCGGCGTCAACGCTGGCTGTCACCAGCGCCCCGACGCCCAGCCCGGTGTCCTCGATCCTCGGAACTGGGATGTCGCTCGGTGCATATGGGCAAAAGTATGGCGGCGGCCAAGGGATTCTCGGTTCTCTCCTGAACCCAAGCGGAGCTTAACATGTCAGGTGTCTACAACCGCAAGCTCTTCCGTCAAAGCGGCGCTCGCGACGAACTCCGCAAGCTTGGTGGCATCATGTCCAGCTCCGAGGAGCTGATGCGCGAAGCCCTGATGACCGGGATGCGGGCTCCGGGGCCCGCGGACCTTGGGCCTATGCCCATGCAGCAGCCCGCAATGGGGATGCCTGCTCCGCCTGTTATGCAGCCGCAGCAGCCGATGATGCAAATGCAGCAACCCATGCCGATGGACATGGGGATGCAGCAGCCGATGATGCAGCAGCCGATGGACATGGGGATGCAGCAACCCATGGATTCGGGGTTTGGGATGCAGCCGTCGCAGCCGATGATGCAGCAGATGCCGATCCAGCCGCCGATTGCTGAGCCTGTCTACATGCCGCCGCAGATGCCGCAATCTTTGCAGATGCCGCAGGCGCAGCCCCCGGGGTTTTTCCTCGGCGGCCTGATCAACCTCGCCCCGACGATGGGTTCCGCAGAGGCCTCTGAAGACCCGGCCTCTCCTCCCGCTCCGGCAGCCCGGCCGAACCCTGCTCGCGCCATAGGCATCGGGCCTTCGACCGTTCGCTCCGGTCAGCCCGTCGATATCGGGGCTACCGCAGGCACCGTCGTTCTTCCGCCAAAAGTGAAAGCAATTGGCGTGGACGCGTTTGTGGAACGGATTGGAGCGAAACTTGATACGGCCTCCCCGGAGGAAGTGGGCGACGACCTCGTGAGAACTGCAGTCGAAGAACCCACGGGTGACCTGCAGTTCGATCTTGCCAAGACCCTAGAAGAGATGACCGGAGACCTGTCGGCCTACGAGAAAGACATCGACACCCTGAACCGCGGCATCATCGGTGCGGCGATTGCGGCCGGAACCTCCGCACGTGCTACGGAGAATATCGCCAAGGGTATGTTGGTCGGTATGGAAAGCGTTAAGGCGACAGAAGAGCGCCGGGCAGCCGATGCTCAGGCCTTGCAGCTCAAGGCTCTGGAAGTTCGCGCTGCAGAGCAGGCTGCCAGAGAAGCTGAGATCAAGGCCGGGGAGAAAGCTAAGACCGAGGCCGAAGCTAAGCTGGCAGAGGATGTTCGAAGCGCGTATTCGAGAGCGCGGGATTCTATCATTGAGTCCGGCATCAACAACGTCGGCAAGCTCCCGGAAGGCATGACCCTGACGCAGTACGCCGAGTCGTTTGGTCGTTCTCAGGCTGAAGCCACGTATGGCAAGGAGGCCGTTGACGCCATCCTCGGGACACCCGCGGCCCCGGCATCCGGCACTCCCACGTTGGAGCAGTACATGGCGGCGGTGAGGCAGCACCCGAACAACAAGGGACGGACGCTTACCGACGAGCAACTTACGGAGAGTTATAACCGTAAATACAAGGGCTAATTGATGGCTGACTTCTTCGATCCGTTTGATGCCCCGTCAACTCCTGCGGCTGACTTCTTCGATCCCTTCAGCGCCCCCGGCACATCTCTGCAAACCCCCGAGGCGGGCGCGGATAGCAGCGAGCAGTTCTACGACGACACCGCCCTTGGCGAGATCGGGGAAGGTATTGTCTCCGATGCTATCGGCATTGGTGAAGGTGTGCTTGGCCTCGGGGCCATGGCCGTCGACGTTGTTGCTGACACCAACTACGGGGATCAAGTCACGCAGAGGGCAGAAGCTTTGCGCGACGCCCTCGGCGTTGACCCGGAAGGCTTCCTCGGCAAGGGTGCCGAGATCGTTACCCAGTTCGTGGTCCCCGGCCTCGGTGCCGCCGCTAAGGTGAACAGCCTAGCCAAGGCCGCTCGCGCTGCCAAGGCCGCCAAGGCTGGACCGTGGGCCAAGGCTCCCGGACCTATGACCAAGGCCGAGCGGTTCTCTCTGGCTGCCAAAGAGCTTGCCGCCGCAGGGGCTGTTGACGCGGTGGTGTCGACAGACAACACCACCACCCTTGGCGACTGGGTCGAAGCCGGACCTACGCAGACAGAGGACTTGATCGGCCTGAACGGCCGCGAGAAAGCATTGGCCCGACTGGGCAACCGCCTCAAGATGGGCGTCGAATCCACGGCCCTTGGTGGTCTGGTCCAAGGCGCGCTGGTCGGCGGCGGTCGGACCTTGGGCCAAACCCGGGTGGCCAAGAACATTGCCGGAGCCGCGAACCGCAAGATCGACGAGGTCGGGCAGAGCATCGACAACCTGTTGATTCGCAGGATGACTGCCGTCCCCGGCAGCGCGGACGAGCTGGGCGGATTTAAGAAGGGGTTGGCCGACGCCATCGCCTTCTCTCAGTACCGTGGGTTTCTTCCAGAGCAGGTTGCAACGCGCCGCCTTCTCATGGAGGGGAAGGTGCAGTCGCAGATCAAGCGCGCCGACCGACTCCTGAACAGCCTCGAGACCGAGATCGACAGCGCCATCAAGGCTTTCCCCACAGGGCCGGGCGGGAACCTCGACCGCGTCGGCATCATGAACCGGATCGAGTCGTATCTGACCGAGACGGACCGCGCCGTTAAAGCGCGCGTCCTCAAGGAGCTCCCAAAGAACGTCCGACAGAATGCGATCCGCATGCGGAAGCATGTCGACGAGCTGTCAGAAGGTGTCCTCAACAGCAACTTCTTGAAACAGAACAACTTCGTCACGCGTGACGGGCAGAACCTGAACGACCTCATCGAGCAGAACCTCAACAGCTACCTGCGCCGTCGGTACCGGGTCTTCGAGGACGCGAAGTACACGCCCACGCAGGATTCGATCAAGGTTGCCAACGACTTCTTCCGCTCCAACCGGAAGGCTGTCGAGCGCGAGCTGACAACGCTCGCTCGTAACGACCCCTTTGGAGAGGCCGTCACGGACGACTTCCTGATCCGGAATGGTTTGAACCGCGTCGGGACAGGGCCCGACATGCGTATCGAGCTGGGGGCAAAGGTCACCGATGAAACGGTGGACCGTGCCCGCGAAGCCTTCCTGAACCGCTACAGCATTAGGAACCGCGAGAAGCTGTCTGGCGGGCGGGTTGCCCGTGACCGCCTCGAGACAGGGCTGTTCATGACTCGCGAGGCCGTGCCAAAGCCGCTGCGGCAGTTGCTTGGCGAGGTGGATGACCCGAGGGAAGCGTACCTCGGCACCATCGCAGACCTCGCGCAGTTCAACGCTGTCGACGACTACTTCGGCTCGGTTGCAAAACTTGCCGAAGGAAACTCCGGACTTGGCAAGCTCTTCGTAAACGGGAACAACCTTACTCCTGACCAAGCCAAGGCGCTCAAGGACCGTGGGTATGTCAAGCTCGGCGGCGAAGACGGGCAGAGCAGCATGGTCGGCGCTGTCGGGAAAGTCCCCGACGAGATCGACAAGATGGTTGGCCGAGCAGGATGGGGCAGCCTCGATGGCTATTTTGTCCCTGCCCCGATCTATAAAAACCTTACGAATCAGGTACTTGCAGAGGACAGCTTTGGTGCCGCGATCACCAACGCCACCGTCGGCACCTTCCTGAAAGCCAAGGGCATCTCGCAGTACAGCAAGACCGTCTTGTCCCCGATCACGCAGGTCAGGAACTTCACCACCGCAGTGGCCTTCGCCACTGCGAACGGGAACATCCCTGTCATCGGCCGGGGCGGGAGCCTGCTTGACTCCGCGCAAGCCATCTTCGCGAACATCAGAAACAAAGGGTCTGACAAAGTATTCGACGACATCCTCGACGCCCAGCGGCGCGGGGTGATCGGGACCAACGCAGAGCTCCGCGAAATCCAAGACCAACTCAACAAGGGGCTTGGTCTCACGGCCCGCGAACCTCGGAACTTTGCAGAGGCTGTGGCGGGCAGGACCGGGGTGGTTGGCGAGAAGATTGTCAGCGGTGTCGGGAAGGTGACGAAGCCCTTTGAGATTCTGTATCAAGCCTCGGACGACTTCTGGAAGTACTTCAATTACAACGCCGAGCAGGCGCAACTTCGCCACGCTCTGCGTGGTGCGGACGACGCGGCCAAGATCAAGTACCTCACGCGGAACGGCACCGATGTTACCCCTGAGATGGCCGAGGCCATCCGCAAGGGCGACGTCGACATCGACGATCTGATCAAGGATCGCGCTGCACAGATCGTTCGGGACACCGTCCCGAACTACAGCAAGGGCGCGTCAGAGCTGGTCCAGCTCGGCCGTAAGCTCCCGGTTGGTAACTTCATCACCTTCCCGGCGGAGATGTTCCGCACAAGCTTCAACATTGTGAAGCAGGGCTTGGACGACATGGCCTCGGAGATTCCGGCGGTTCAGGCCCGGGGGCAGCAGAGGCTTCTCAGCTTCGGCTTCACGACGGCCGTCGTACCTGCGGCCATTGCCGAAACAGCTCACCAGCTTTCTGGCGTGTCTCGCGAGGAGATGGACGCCTACCAGCGTTCCTTCGCCGCGCCTTGGGAGAAGGGCTCTATCCTTGTCCCGGTCGAGCGGACCGAGGACGGGAAGATCAGGTACATCAACCTGAGCACCTCGAACCCCTATGACATTGTTTCTCGCTTCGCGAACCGTGCTATCAGCGAGGCGGAGAACGCGGCGGCAGAGGGCAAGGACCCGGGTCAGGCTTTGACCAGTGTCATGGTCGGCACCCTCACGGAACTCTTCGCCCCGTTCCTCTCGGAAGCCATGCTGACAGAAGCGCTTGTCGACATCAGTCTTCGCGGCGGCCGGACCAGCACCGGGGCGGAAATCTACAACCCGCAGGACAGCTTTGGCGACAAGGGTTCCAAGATGTTCTTGCACGTCATGGAGACCATGCTCCCGAACCTCGTCCCGATCAACGTGTCCGGCGGCGAGATCGAGCCCAGCCGTTTTGCCCGAGGTGTCATCGGCAGCCTGTCCCCGGACCTTGTTGACCCGAAGGACAAGCTCGGCCGCGAGCGCGAACTGACGACCGAAATCTTCCGGCAGTTCACTGGGATCACCCCGATGGAGTTCGATCCGAAGAAGGGGTTGGAGTTCAACGCTTTCCGGATGCAGCAAGCGCAGACGGATGCCAAGCGGATGTTCAACCGCGTGACCGACGATGCCAACGCCACCCCCGAAACCTTCCTGAATGCCTACGTCGAGGCCAATCAGGCGAAGCTTCGGGTGGATCGCGCGTATTACCGGATGATCAAGGACCTCCAAACGATGGGCCTTCCCGAGGACGAAATCCGGCAGATTCTCAAGAAGAACAACATCGGTGGATTCGGCGCGTTGATGCGGGGCATGTTCGAGCCCTTCACCATAAGCGAGCGCAACTACCAAGAGATGCAGGACGCGGGAACCATCGACCGCTTCCCGCAGTCTGAAATCCTCGACCTTCGGAACAGCCTTCTCGAAGTTCCCTTGGAGAGTGTGCCGGACATCGAAGCGCCTAGCGTCGAGGCCCCTGCGACAGAAGCACCTAGCTTCTTCGACCCGTTCGAAGCGCCGAGTGGCGGAGGCAGCGGCAGTCGCTCAACACAAGGGGCGGCACCGCCGCCCCCCGCCTTCGGTTCAGTGCCAGCACCCTCGGCACCACAAATGCCGACGGCACCGGCGAATAGAGCCTCCTTGTCTCCGAGCCTTCTCGGAGGGGACCTCGCGTCGCAGATGGCGAATATGGAAATTGCACAGCGCCTCGGGGGTTAGAACTCAAACTTCGGGTTGACCTCGACGGTCAACCCGTGGGCCCCGAACAGCTGAACCAGCTCGTCGACGTCTTGAAAGACCTCTTCAAAGGCGTCTGCGCTGTAGGCGTCGGCGAGGTTGAGGGCATGCGCCACCACCCTCGTAAACGCTTCGATCTGCAAGGGGTCCATGTCCTTGAACCCCACGCTCTTAACCTCTTGTCCGTTCATCCAACCTCACCCCAATTGTTGCCAAGCTCTTGGTCCACCTTGCTGGGAACCTTGAGGGACAGCCCTTCTTCCATGATCTTGGTGATGCGGGCTGCCTGCTCGTCGGACTCCACGTTGAAGCACAGTTCGTCATGCACCGTGAGGAGCGGGACCAGTCCCTCCTCGTAGCATTCTGCCATGGCGAGCTTGTTCTGATCGGCAGCGGAGCCTTGGATCACACGGTTCAAGGCTTTGTAGGTGAACGCCCGTCTCAGGCGACCCATCCCACCGTACTCGCGCTGCGCGTCGTCGTACTTCATGGGTTTATTGTACCCGAAGGTCGCGGGTTCCCAAAGATCAAAGCGGCACAAGCGGCCAAGAATGGTGCGGATGCGCCCCTCTCTTTCGGCCCTTGTCGAGGCAAGGGTGGCCAGCTTCTTCACGAACGGCACCTTCTCTTGGTACTCGCCCATGAGCGCCTTGGCCTGCGCGTCAGACAGCCCGAGCTGGTTGGCCAGCTTGCCCACGCCCATGCCGTACATGATGCCAAGGTTGATGGTCTTGGCCGCCTTCCGGCTGATGCCTGCCATGTCTGCCACCATCTGGTGCAGGTCGGCATCCCCGCGCTGGTACTCCTCGACGATGGACTTGACCAGCGGATCGCGCTCCGTGTCGGGGTGGCTGGCCGCGAAGTGTACCAAGAGCCGCGGTTCTTGGGACGAGTAGTCGAACGATCCCCACTTGCACCCATCTTCCGGGACAAAAAGTCCCCGGATTACCTTCTTGATGTAGGGGTCCCGGGCCGGGATTTGCTGGAGGTTCGGGTTCGAAGAAGAGAAGCGCCCGGTCACCGTGCCGCCATCGTCGGAGCGGAGCTGGTGCATCTCGCAGTGGATGCGGCCGTTCTTCTGGTAGCGCAAGATCGAGTCAATGAACGTGCTGTCCGCTTTGTCCATCTCGCGCAGTGTGACGAGGGCCTTGGCCACCGGATGCTCCATGGCCTGCAGGAATTGCTTGGTGAAAGACGGCGCTCCGGCCTCGGTCCTTGGATACTCCAGCCCGAGAGCGTCGAACATCTTCTGCACCGAGGCGGCCGACCACGGATCGACCTTGACCCCGGACTCCCTGCCGATCCAGTCGGACATCTCGTTGGCCCGCTTGCGAAGCTCCCTCTTCGCCTGCTCCGCCTTGTCCAGATCGACCTTGACCCCGCGCATCCGCATCTCGATCACGGCGGGCAGGACCCTGTGCTCGAGCGTCAGGACGGACATCAGGCTTTGCTCCTCGAGCATGGGCTTGAGGCGCTCCCAGAGCTTGAGTGTCAGCACGGCGTCGGCCTCGGCGTAGACGCCCACGTAGCGGGCGGGCAGCTTCCACATCTCCGACTTGGGGTCGATGCCCCACTCTGCCGCCGCCTGCCGCAGGACCTTCTCGTCCTTCCGCATGCCGAGGTAGTCCTTGCCCAAGAGGTCGAGGCGGTAGGACATGCGGTTTTCGTCCAAGAGCGGGGCGGACAGCATGGTGTCAATGATTGGGCCTTGAATATTAACACCCTCGGCCATGAGCCAGCCCGTATCGTAGCTGGCGTTGTGCATGACCTTCGTCATGTGGGGCGTGGCCAGTTGCTTCTGCAGCCAGCGCAGCGTCAGCTTCTTGTCGAGGTTCGGCCCGTTGGCGTGGGCGATGGGGAAGTAGCCAGAGAAGTCCCCAGCCGCGACGGCGATGCCGATGATCTCGCCGTTCTTGGTTGCCCAGCCGGGTCCCATCTCCGTCAGTTGCGGGTCCCTCGTCTCGAGGTCGATGGCCATCAGCGTGTGGCGCGTCAGGTCAGGGAACTCAGAGGGCATGAACCACTCGACGTCCGGGTTGGACAGGTCCATCTTCAGCAGGAAGTCGTCCGTGCTGACGTCGAAGCGATCCTTGGTCATTCCGCGCATTCCCCTGCGATGGCAGCGTATGCCGCCGCATCAACATAGTTGTCCTCGTGGTACCCGGCCATCGACCGAGCGGCCTTGAGCATGGTCATCATCCACGCCACATCCTCCGCCTCGACCTTAACAAGACTGTTGTTGCGCTGGGTCAGGTAGACCTGCCAGAGATCAGCGATGTTCGTCAGATTGTCTTTGACGGGGCCGTAGGAGTCCTGCCGCTCCCCGCCCGTCACCTCGGCGGCGCGCTTCAGGATTTGGATTCGCTTCGGATCAGAGGACATAACGATACTCCTTGTCGGTGTGGACGAACACGAGGTTCTTCTTGGCCCGGCTTCCGCACACGTACATGGTCCGGTGTTCGTCGTCGGGGAACTGGGTGTTGACGCAGGCCTTGGTTGAGGACAGATCGACTGCGACGTTGTCCTCCTCGCCACCCTTGGCGGCATGCCCGGTCGAGAGTTTGATGCGCGGCTCGCCGGAGATGTCTTCGCCCCGGCGCTCGAGGCCACGGATGTAGTCGGCGTCGTAGCTCCCGAGGTTCAAGACCTGAAGCGCGTCCATGCCACGCGCCGCGATCATCCCGGCCGAGGCCACGAGCTGGTCGTAGTCGTAGAGGCCCTCGGGGTTGAAGGCTTCGAGGAGCTTGGTGGACCCGCGCTTGAGGGCCGCAGCGTCGCCTTGCTTGGGCAGCATCTCATAGAGCGCCTTGATCGCGCCCACCGGGAGAGCCCCGCCTGTCTGCAGGGTGCGCCACCCCTTGATCGCATCGGCCAGCTTGGGATCGACGGAGTTGCGGCCGTAGACCTTGAACATGTAGCCGTCCTGCCGCAGGCGCTGGGCCCACTCCTGCACGTAGGAGTTGGTCCGGGCCAGCACCATCCACTTGCCCTCCCGCAGGTCAAGGTGCCGAGGCCCGATGACCCTGCTCACCGAACCTTCGTGCCCGGCCGGATGGAACTCCTTGGGCAGGCGGTCGCGAATGCGGCTGGAGATACCGACGCACGTCTCGTAGACGGGGCGAGGCAGGCGGTAGCTCTGGGAAAGCACCTCGATGTTGCGCGAGCTTTCCATGAAGAGCTTAACCTTGACGCCAGCCCAGCGGTGGATCGCCTGATCGTCGTCGCCTGCGAAGAGGACGCGGTCGGACCGCTCGGCCAACAGCTCCACCATCCGCCATTGCAAGGGCGTCAGGTCCTGCGCTTCGTCGACCACGATGAGCTTGAGCCTCGGACCTTGGAGCTCCTGCACCACGACCTCGTTGATCATGTCCACGAAGGAGAACTTGTTGTACGTGCTCTTGTAGAACATGAGCTCCTGCTCGACCTTCTTGAGCATGGGCCACGACAGGTTCCAGTCGTTGGTCTCGGAGAACTCCTGCTCAAGGGGAATGCAGCGCATGATCGAGCGCTCGAGGATGGAGACATACTTGTCTCCCCCTACGGTCTGGGCAATGATCAGGCCGTCTCTGGCAGAGCGATCATCGACACCCTTGATGTCGATGCCAAGGCTCCGGCCGAAGTCTTTCCAATCCGCCTGCGCCATGATCTGCGAGGGCGCGATCCCGAGCAGCCGCAGGCCCATGGCATGCAGCGTCTGAAACCACGGCAGGTCCTTGGGCGTGAGGTTGAAGCGGGCGCAGGCGCGAGACCGGGCTTCCTCCACCGACTTGCGGGTGAAGGACACCATGGCGATCTCGTCAGGCCTCGTCCCCCGGGCCAGCTCCTGCTCCACTTCCCAGATCATTCGGTGGGTTTTTCCGCACCCGGGGGGACCGAGCAACAGCTTTCTCCGTTCCGTGAAACTTGCCTCTGGGTCGCGCATAGAGCCACTCCTCAATCTCTTTTTTCGAGAACCGGGACACCGAGTTCTGATCCATTTCATCGCCAAGTGAATAGGGCTTCGGGAATTTGTCGTCCTTGATCCACTTGTACAGGGTTGATTCCGATAGGTTCAGCCAACGGCACACGTCCGCGGCCCTGAGCATTCGGTCGTCCTGCTCAGAAGGGAATACGGGCAGCTTCATCGTTCGTCTCCACTTTCATATCTACTTGCTCGTCCTTGTAGGCTGGCACCCACCAGACCCGGACGGTTGTCGTTCCCCCATCCTCTTTCCTCACGCCTTGGTGGCCGTGGCAGGGGCGGCCGTCGTTCAGGTCCTTGATGAAATTCTGCACCTGCACCCGGCTCACATGGGTGAACCCGCGAAACTTCAGAAACTCCATCAGGCCTGCGAAGGTAAACTTCGTGAGGCCCTTGTCCGTCCAAGGCTTGCCCATCGCAACTTCCTCGGCCACCATGGCGCGGATGTTGCTGGTGCAATACTCCCGGATCAGGTCTTCGAACTGGCCGCGCAGCGTCAGCTCCGGCGGGGCCTCGAGGTGGATGGCGGTGTCGAGAAGACCGTTCACCACCTTGTTCCACTCGGCCGCCTTGATCGTGGGCGGCATGCGGTCAACCTGTTCGACGCATACGTTCTGGAAGGCTGTCTGGCTGGTCAGTTGCTGCGAGGTGATCTCGAGGCGCTTGCCGTCGTAGTCGAGGAAGAACATCTTGGGCGACGAGTTGAGGATCGTCATCCCCGTCAGCTTCGGGAACTCAACCGCCCCGCCACTGCCGATGCCAAGCTTTCGGCTCCGACACAGGTCTTTGTTGCAGAAGTTGCAGAGCGGGGTCGCCGTGCACTGATAGCCGTAGTCCTTCTTGTCGTGCTGCTTCTGGAGGCCGACCACCTCTTCGGCAGGCAGCGGGTTCTCGCAGTAGCGGACGTTGCTCTCCTCAAGCATCCGCTTCCACCCTTCAGAGCTTGCCTTCTTGTGTGCCGTAGTCAGGTTGAACAGGGTGGTGTTGCGGTAGTCGTTGATCACACCCTGCAGGATGATCTGTTCGAGGCAGGGCGGGTAGTCCTTCAAGTCTTCCCGCTTCTCCACGTGCGGCGCAATCTCCAGCTTGGACAGCGGGACACGCGTCGCCTCGACCTTGTCGAGAAACTCGACGAGCGTCATGGCCTCGCCTGTTTCCGACACGGCATAGCGCACCGTCTCGTCGGCGTTGAAGTAGGGCGAGTTGATGAAGTTGCCCACGTCGCCACGGTCGAACAGAATCTTGTCCTGCTTCGGGAAAATCTCACGGCCAGCGTAGCCCAAGAGAGCTGCCACCTCGGTCAGGTATTCTCGGACCATGGCCGCTGGATACCAGTCGTCCAAGAACAGATAGAGGTGCGCGCCGCCAGACTTCGAGCGGCACTGCACGAGCGGTAGCTTCTGGCTCTTGATGCGAGCAGCCAGCGCCTTTTGGTCAAGGTCGTAGTCATCGATGTCGATGGCCCCGAACTTGCATTCGTTCTTGGAATTGATCGGGATCGACCCGACGCCCTGCTTCCCAGCAAGGTGCGCCTTGACGTGCTCCTCCGTCATCAACTCCCGTATGACATAGCTGTTTGCTTCTGCTTTGCCGTTTCTCGCAACTCGGCCCACGGTCGTTCGACCGTGCGCCAAGTCCGATCCTTCGAAGGCAAGCAGAAGACGTCTGGCAAGGGACATTGTCTTCTCCGGGCGCGGAAGGTGGGAGGGGGCTCACGCCCCCTCATGCTCAAAACGGGCTGTCGTCGTTTCGAGCGCCGCCGCCGTCGCCACCGCCGTGGTTCTCGGCCTGTGCCTTGAGCTCGCCGCGCATGACGCCGTCGCGGAAGGCTTTACCCTCCATCAACAGCTCGCGGGTCTCAACCATCCCAACCTTCTCAACAGACCAGTTGTAGAAGTCGCCCTTGTCGTTGGTCTCTTCCACGGTCTTCAAGCGCCACATAAATCCGAACACGGGCGGGGATTTGATTTCGCCCGTTTCCGGATGCCGCACCTTCAACTGGTTGATGTTTGTCTTCCAGCGGCGCGAGACCTTGAGCTGGGTAGACTTCATGTCGATCACGACAGGCTGGGTGATGCCGTCTTCCCCGACGATCAGGCAGAAGTGCTGGTCAGACTTCACCAGCTCGTTGCCATTCGGCAGGATTTCCTTCGAGCCATCACGCGAGGTGCGCTGCAGGATCGGGTCGTTGGCGCTGATCTCGCCCCGGAACCCGCCGCCTGAGGTGCGAGGAACAAACTCCAGATACTTCGTTGTCTGGAAGCAGGGCACCACGACAAGGCCCGTCTCCCCGGGCCACATCTCCCCGGTCAGCGTATTGTACGCATCGCCTGCCGAGAGGCCTTCGATGTACTCGCCCTTCTTCTTGTTCAGTTGGGGCGACAGGGACTGTGCCACACGAACAAACGGGATTTGCATCTCCGACGAGTCGAACGATGTGCCCTCCCCAGCCATGTCGAAGATGTCGTTCATCAAGTCGGTAGACAGGGCGGTCTCTTTAGCTTTTGCCACAGCAGTGGTCATGATTATTTCCTCCGGATTTCAGCAGCGTTGACGACGTAGGCACCGAACAGGTCGAGGTCGATGGGCTTGCCATCCTCGACGCGCTCTTTGACAAACGCTTTCAACGTCATGGGGTGGATGTGGGTCTTCACGTCGGGGTCGAAGCCCTGCTCGCGCAGGATGCCGACAGCGTTCTTCGCGGCGTTGTCTTCGCCACGACCAAAGGACACCACCACGTCGTTCTTGATGATGTCGTCGAGGCCGTTGTCGCGCAGCCAACCGAAGGCCTGCTCCCGCTTCTCGTCAGAGATCGAGGCAGACACGATGAGCTTGCGGGTAACGGTGACGCCGTCCACATCCAACCGATCCACGCCCATCTCGTCCATGACGCCGGGGATCAATTCGGTGGTGAGCTTCTGGCGCTCCTGCTTGAGACCCTTCAAAGCCTGCTCGGCCTTGTCGATGTCGGAGTCAACGGTCCGCAGCTTGCGGACGAGGTCGCTCAGGTTCTTGGTCTCTTGGGTGCCCACGTTTGACAGCGCGTCGGCTTCGCTGAAGATGTCGTCAAAGATGTCAGTCACAAGTATATCCTCTTCAGGTTTGTGGTTGAACAACAAGTCGTCTTGCTGTACATGGAGTATATCGGAGGATATGCCATGACTGTCAAGCTGAATTTTAAGACGACGCCATATGCCCACCAAGTGACCGCGCTTGAGCGGTCCATGGACCGAGAATCCTATGGCTTCTTCATGGAGATGGGAACAGGAAAGTCGAAGGTCCTGATCGATACCATCTCGAACCTGCACCTCGAGGGCAAGATTGACTTCGCCTTGATCATTGCACCGAAGGGCGTGTACCGCAACTGGGTTGCCAAAGAAATCCCGGAGCACATGCCGGACGAGATCGAGAAGCGGGTGATTCGCTGGGTCTCGTCTGCCAACAAGCAGCAAGAGGCGGAGATCAAGTCGGTCGGCAAGGCCTTCGGTGGCCTGACCCTCTTCGTCATGAACGTCGAAGCCTTCTCTGCTCTCAAGGGCAAGCAGGCAGGCGAGTGGCTGGGCAAGAAGTTCGGGCACCGTGGTCTGATCGGCATCGACGAATCGACCACAATCAAGAACCACAAGGCCAAGAGGACCAAGGCCCTCGTCAAGATCGCCTCGCTCTTTCGGTACCGCCGCCTGCTGACAGGTTCGCCTGTGACCAAGTCGCCCATGGATGTCTATGCTCAATGCGAGTTCCTCGGACCTCGGCTCTTGGGCTGCGATAGTTACTACTCGTTCCAAGGGCGCTATGCCGTGACGCAGAAGCGCAAGATGGGGGCACACAGCTTCGAGCAGATCGTGGGGTACAAGAACCTTGAAGACCTGTCACACCGCATCGACCAGTTCGCCTACCGCGTCCTGAAGAAGGAGTGCCTCGACCTGCCGGAGAAGACGTACACCGCCCGCTACGTGTCGATGACCGACGAGCAGTCGAAGATGTACGAGGAGATCAGGAAGGACGCATTCACCTTGGTCGATGGGACAGAGCTTGTGTCCACCCCTGTCGTCATCACCCAGCTTCTCCGCCTGCAACAGGTGCTGTCAGGGCATCTCAAGACAGACGACGGCGAGGTGTTGACGTTCAAGTCGAACCGCATGGAGGCTCTCCTCGAGACCATGGAAGAGCACGATGGCAAGGCCATCATCTGGTCTCGCTTCCGGCACGACATCATCGGCATCACCGAGGCGCTTCGCAAAGAGTATGGCGAGAATGCGGCGGCCGCATACTTTGGCGACACCTCTGACGAGGAGCGCAACCGTATCGTCCGTGACTTCCAGATACCGGGCCACCCGTTGCGGTTCTTTGTGGGCAACCCTTCGACCGCAGGCTATGGTCTGACGCTGACAGAGGCGAACCTCGTGGTCTACTATGCCAACAGCTTTGACCTCGAACATCGGCTGCAGTCAGAGGATCGGGCGCACCGCATCGGGCAGCGCAACCCTGTGACCTACGTCGATCTGATCACGGAGAAGACGGTGGACGAGAAGATCGTGGCGGCGCTGCGGAACAAGATCGACATCGGCGCTAAGGTTCTGAGAGAGGAGGCAAGGAAGTGGCTGCAACTCTGACACGGATGCAAGAGCTCGACATCATCACGGGCGACGACATCATGGCGCAGTGGCAGTTCATGAAGGCGGTCCTCGAGTTTAAGTTCGGGGACCTGCCGAGGGAAGAAGCCCTCGCCCACATGAGTTACTTCAGTGGGCTCGAGGTGTTCTTCTGCGAGATCATGCTCAAGGAGATGTGCCGGGAGCGCTTGGCCACCCTTATGATTTCTTTCCCGAAGCTTGAACCTTGTCCGCCGCCGTATTACCCCCTGCCGATTGAATCGCGTGGTACTTTTCGCGGATCATCACGGCGAGCTGGCGGGCCATCGACCGATCCTCGTGCTCCGCAATGAGCGACAAAAGCTGGTGGTCGTCCGCAGGGACGGCCACGTTCTTGAAGACCTGATCTTTGTGGGCCATTGTGTGTAAACTCCAACAGGCTTATGTCGGGGTTATACACTTCCTGTGCGCCGGGAACAAGAGTCTTTGGTCGCGAGGGGCGCGATGGTGGATGACTAGCCGTAGCGCAGTCCGGTCTTCGACCAATACAAAACCGCGGTTTCGTGTGCGCCCCTCGTGGTTTAAGTTACAGCGCTAACCCGTTGCCTGCAAGCGCTTTTCCGCAGCTTTCTTTGCCAAGGCGCGTTCGATTGACGCCTTGCTGGCAGAGAAGACGGGGTTCTTTTTGGGCGCATCTTTGATCTCGTCAGTCCAGACAAGCAGTGGCTTGGTCTTCGGCGGGGGCGGGGCCCACGACACGCCCAAGGGCAGGGCAATACCGAAGCGCTCGGCGGCGGAGTCGATAGACTTGCGATGGAAGCCATAGTGTCGGGCCGTTATCGCAGCGTTCCACCCCTTGTTCAAGGCAGCTTCGATCATGTCGCGGGTGATGTGTCTCTTAGCCATCAGTGTATCTTCTTCTTGAAAGGTTCGTTGGTATCGAGGTGCTCGGCGGTTCCTTTGAGGAACGATGCCGTCATCTTGTCAGAGACCCCGCATGTTCGGTTGTAGGTTACCACCGTGGTCAGAAGCAATGAAGCCCCGGCCCTTGGTTCTTCTACGTAGGTGTCCACGAGCAGCATGATAAATGCAGCCAGTTGCTGGGGCTGCATTGTCTGGGGCATCTGCTGCATGATCTCCTCTATGAGGTCCCCGGTCATTGTCTCTGGTTTCGTCAACGGTTGTTCCTTTCCCAAGGTCTGTCGTCATAGCCATTGGCCTGACGCTTTATGCGGTTCACTTCATCGAGATTCTGTCGGGCCATGTAGAGCACCAGCTCGAGCTGCTCCTGCGTGACCCAAAGTCCGGGCAGCTTGACGTAACCTGCGGAGCGCAGGGCCCGGGAACCGGGGCTGTCGCTCTCCCCTCGGCCCATCAGTCGCTGTCCGTTGTGATTTCGTAAGCCACGAGATGCAGGACACCCACGGCAGCGGCGAGGGGCATTCTTCCGCTATACTCATAGACCAGCGCCTTGATGCGGTCGCCCAGTTCCCCGGTCACGTCCTCGGCCCGCTTGCCATCGCCCTTGAAGATGCGGATGTCAGTCACGGCTCTCTCCCATCAGTGCCTCTACATCATCCCTATCAGTGAAGGTGATGTAGCAGTGGTTGCTTTTCCCGATGCCAAGCAGCACATCGTACCTGTGCATGGTGCGGCTTCTCGGGGCGTCCTCGATCCCATTGCGTCGAACCAACTCGCGCAGCAGGTCTTCGTCGGTGTAGTTTTGCAGGTCACTCATCACATCAGCCCCGCCGCCTGCAACGCCTTGATGGCGATCCGCAGCTCAGGATAGCCGAAGACCGCGACCCAAGCCGAGATCGACGTGACGCGCAGGACGCCGCCCGCAAGCATAAGACCGCCGAACATCATCCCGGCGACGGTTCCAAGGGCACGGGCTATCTTAGAGCCGTCGTCCGCGGCGTCCCAGCCATCCTGCGTGGCGGCCCACAGCAAGCGCCACAGCTTCCACACAATGAGCGCGGCGACCAACTGCATGACGCCCAGCATCAAGTGGTGAGCGGCCTCCACCCTGAAGGCCAACAGCGCCAGATCGACGGCGTCGGCCCCATACTGATCCACCGCACCCTTGAGGGCCTCGGCGATCTCTATCATCGCCACGTCCATCTTATCTGACACGGCCTCCACGATCTTCTCATTGTCCATTCTGGCTCTCCTCCATGTTCACATTCGCCCGCAGATACAGCTTCTTGGACCCGGCCCCGCAGGTCGGGCAAGGCTTCAGGTCGTCAATGACGTTAGAGGCATTAAGCCTCGCAATTGCAGCGGTGTGCTGGCTACCGAGGCGTTGGATTAGTTCTTCGTCACTCATGGCTCTCTCCTTTGATCTCTGCGAGGATGGCTTTGATCTCCCTTCGCGGGAAGGTATCAAAGAAAAATCCGCTAATCGGTTTCAAGCGGACTTCAATCTCCTCTAGCAACTCCGCCGCCTTAGTCAGCTTGGCCGTCAGGGCTTCGATGCGGTCGGCGCGGACGTATTGAATGCAGGGCCTGTCGTTGAGCGTCTTGCCCTCGTTGTCGTCCCAATCGCCCTCGCTCCAATCGCCTTCGCGCCAAGTCGCCACCCAAATCCGTTCTGGTGCGTCACTCATAGCTCTCTCCTTTGATCTCTGCGAGGGTGGCGCAGGAGATGTCGCGCATATCTTTGAATGCTTCTTCCACCTCATAGTCTTCGCCCCAGATCATTTGCTCATCGCGCTTAGCAATGGCGAGCAGCCCAGCTTCCGCCTTCGACAGCTTGTCCGTCAGGGCTTCGATGCGGTCGGCGGCTTCCCACCCATCATGCCCAAGCGGTTCGTATTCATCAGCTTTCCGCAGCCGTGCGATCAGTTCTGCGTCAGTCATTTCACGCAACTCCCCTGCACCCACTGCTTGTCGGCGGCGATGCACTGTTCGTAGCGCACCTGACCTCGCTCCAAGTCGGCAAAAATGATTTGCCCCATGCCGTAGAAAAATAGCCCCGCAACGGCGGTGATTGCCAGCGGCACGGCGTTGTCCCAGAAGTCTCTCATGCTCTCACCTCGTTGATGACGCGGCGCACCTGTGCCCGCATGTTAAGAAGCGCCCGGCGGTCGGTCTCGCACTTGAGGCCCTTGCCCTTGGGCAGGATGGCGGCCAGCTTCCCGGCCACCCGTACCTTGTAATGCTTGCCACCGTCCTCGACGGTGTATTCCAAGCCCGCCGCTGACACCTCGTCAAGCGCCGCCTGCACCGCGTTGGGGACGCGCCAAGTCATCTGCGCCCCCGGTTCCACGCGAGGCGGCTGATCTTGTTGGCCAGCTCGTCGAGCTCGGCCACGCTGATGCCGGGGTTGTCAAGCAGGGCAGTGAAGATCGCCCCTGTCAGGCGACGAGACGGCAGGATTGCCGACCCCTGAATGATTGCAGCTACTGCCTCGGCCTGCACGTCCCGAACAGGCATAGTCTTGTGCTCTCTGCGCCAGAACATCAGGCCTCTCCTTCTTGGTCGGTTACGTCCAGCCCCATGAGCGCCCGCCCGAGGACATAGGTGTTCTTGGCATAGTAGACAGAGGTGGCATTCTTCCTGCCCGGCGCGTAGACCTTGGCGCAGGCGATGCTTGAAGTGTCGTGCAGGCGCTGCAACGCTGCTCCTATGGCGTTGTACTTCGTGCGTTGGACCTCGGTTGCTGTCCATGAATCGAACCGCTCGTTGAACAGATCAACGTACACCTCGGCCCGGTTCCACACCTCGCCGCCCATGACCACGTCCAGAACCTGCTGCTCAAGAGTCTGACGGGACGGATGGATCGGAGGGGTCGGTTCGGCGAGCGCGGCGATGGCGGCAAGCGGGGCAGGCTTTGCTTCCTCGCGCGGTTCGTCCCGGTAGACCGCCACCGCCCGCCACGGAACCCGATGAGCATGCTCCGGGAAGTTGGGGACGTAGGACACATCGATCACTTCGCCGATCCGCAGGTTGTTCATTCGCGCCATCGCCGGAGCAATGGCCACGGCCTCGGGCTGGCCCGCGCTTGTGTCGTCACTGATAAACCCGAACACCACGCCTGATGCTGCGGCCGATGCTACTCGGACCTTGGACGTTCGGACCTTGGACGGGTCGTAATTCAATTCCATAGCCATGATCTTTCCTTCCGTGTGTTGTGGTAATCGGCCAATTAATTGGCCGATAATTGGCCGATCTCAATGCGCCGTTTCTTCGGCATGTTCTTCATCGTACATGTCTGCCGTCTTCCGAAGACCTTCTGAGACGGTCTCCCGGCTCATCCCCCAATAGAGGCCGAGGGTGTAGATCGTGCTGATGAGCGCGGAGATGATCTCTCCGGGGCCATCCAAGTACTCGCTGTAGATCGACATCGTGATGGCGCAGAGCTCACCGTTGCTCATGTCCTTGGGCAGGGCGGCGAAGACAGCGTCGAGGTGTTCTTTCGTCATGTTCGGGCTGAGTTGTTCGCTTGTCAAAATGGGCACTCCTTGCCTTGCTTGTACCAGTCGCTCGTCTCCGCTTTGGGATAAACCTTAGACTGGGGGGTTGTCGTAGTATTTTCGATGTGCTTGGGCCGCAGGCCCATCTGTTCCATGAACAGGCCGAAGTCGCCGTAGACCTCAGGGGTGAGGGTGCGGTCAGTCATTCCGGTATCTCCGTCAGCGTCCCGTCAGCCTCTTCGTAGTAGACAGGCACAGGTTGCCAGCCCCACGGACCAAGCTGCTCGACCCGCCAGTTGATGACAGGCGTCTCCGGGCCCTCGTTGCCGAAGATGTCCTTCGCCCGCTGCGTCCCAGAGACGTAGTTGATGACGCGGATCGCGCCCTCAAAGGACGGCTCGTCTGTCACTTTCCACTTAGCCATGGCTCAGTCCTTGACGTTTTTGTACAGGAAGAAGAGGACGTCTTGGTCGAGGCCCTCGTCGTCGTCATCGTCCAGATCGTCATCGATCCGGCCCACCCCGCCGCAGTTTTCGCAGTCGTCTTCGTACTCCTCAATGAAGCCGCTGTCGTTGGATGCGGAGTGGCGGTGGACGCGCTCGAAGAGCTGGGTCCCCGAACCTTGGCACTCTGGGCAGGTTTTAGTTGTTGTCATGCTGCGTCTCCCATTTTTGGTGCGTGGTATGCTTTCTTGATGCCGAAGGCCGGGTGCCCCGACCAGAAGCCTTCGATCCACTGGTACCAAAGCCCATCCTTGCGGAGCGTGGTGTTCTTCCATCCCTCCTCGGCCCTGCGCCAGTGGCCCCGCGTGTAGTGCAGTGGCATGCAGCGCACAGGCTCGTCGCGGGTGAGCTTGGCCTTGACCTCTTCGCCGATGTTCCACGTGATCTTGTGCCATGCGTCGGCTGCGTAAGTCCCGCTGCGCTTGGCCGCGCGGCGCTCCTGCCTCGATCCGGCAGGCTCTTTGATGGTGAAGCCGGGTTGGTTCAAGATCGAGCACATGGCGGCAACGGTGAGCGTGTGCATGGAGTAGATTTGTTGGTCCTCTGGGCGATCCACAGATGCGTCATTGGAGATACGAAGCGAGTCCGCCACCCCAACCCGATAAGACCCTTGAAGCAAGGAACCGAAGTAAGGAGAAGTGATATACACGTGGTACTTGTCGCTCTTAGTGTCGGCAACGGCAAGGTACATGAATGGAAGGTTCTCTGCCCGGCCCTCAAAGGTGATCCGTGTGCCGGGTGACCAGAACGCACAGACATTCGACGGCAGGCGGCAGTCGCTGTCCAAGACAAGCTCGTCAGTGGTCTTCCCGCCAAAGGTGTTCTCGTAGACTTGGTCCGTAGCCCGACCAACGCTCTCGTCGATTTGGTAGAAGTCGCACTCCGTCAGCACTTCAAGCACGTCCTCTGCCAGCTCGATGTCGTCTTCCGTAACGCCCGGCATGTCCTTCACAAGAAGCTGCGCCCTCCGGCACATCTCCGCCATCTCGACAACGGAGCTCGGCTCTCGGACCTTGGTCATTTCTTAAACTCCATGTCGAGTATCGCCTCTTCGGCGCGATATATGTCCGCCCGCAGGTCCACGATGGCGCTCATCGCCTCGTAGATCACGTCCGCCACGCCCTCTGCCCGCATCATGCGGAACTCTTGGACATAGGTCTTCGATGTCTCTGCCCTACGGGCCAAACGCTCCAGCCGCGCGACGATGTCGTCTCCGTTCTCTGTCATGCGTGAAACTCCTCTACGCCAAAGTCGCCGCCGCTGATGACGGCAAAGGCAAACATGCCGGGGTGGTCATTCTCGAACCGCTCTCGCGCCTCGAACTGGGTCTGGCAGGAATAGATTTCGTAGGCCATGTTCAGGTCCTCGTCTTGCCACATGAAGAGCCAGCGCATCACCAAACCCCCAACTCTGACAGCTTCTTGAACGAGCGGCGGTATGACTTGAGCATCCGATCCACGGCTGCAATGTCCAAGTCGAACTGCCCAAGGCAGCTCTCAACCTCGTCGGCATGCAGGGCATCCCCGCTGGTGTCGAATCCGGCAAGAGTATCCCGGGTCCTGAGAAGAGAGTTGCGGTAATCCTCCAACGCGCAGATGACGATGTCGGTTTCTGCGGCTCCGAGTTGAATAGCCATCACTCAGTCCTCCGCAAATTTTCCAGCGCAAGGGTGAGCTTGTCCGCCGTCCCGAACACTCCGTTGATCACCGTGATGCTAAAGCCCAGATTGTCTTCCAGACAGGTCCGCAACTCAGTCGCGGCCCCCAGAAATTGCTGGCAAGCGATTTCCGCAGCCTCAAGCTTATCGTTTGTCAGTGCCATCACTCCACCTCCCAGCCAAGCTCGGCAGCGCACTTGCGGATGGCCCCAACCACCTGCCTAGCGTGGCCCTCGCTCTCCAGAAGGATCGCGTCCTCGTACCAACCATCGGCCCCCTGCTCAATCACAACCCCCGTGGGCCAGTACGTCTCGTCCTCCCGCGGGCAGGCAGAGACCTGCGTTTGCAGGCTCTCGTGCCGGGACTTGATCTTGGTTGCCTTGTTCGTCATCACACCACCTCCCCGTGCGCCTTCAGCGCGTTTGTCAAGCGCAGCACCAGCGCCGCTCGCTGCATGTAGAACGTCATCTGGGCGACGTCGCCGTAGTCAGGCATCTCGCCAAACGCGCTGGCGGTGATGTCGTTCTGGGCACACGCCAGAGCTACGTTGGCCTCGTCAAGGATCAAGCAGATCATCTGTTCTTTGTTCTTGGGCATTGTAGTCTCCTTGGTTTGTTGTGTTGGTATGACTTGTGTACTACAAACAAGTTGGGGTGTCAAGGTTGGGGGTGAGGGGAGCTCGGGTGGGAGGTTCGCGGGCCTCGGACCTTGGTGCTTTACGAGTTCTCCTTATAGCGCCAAATCTCAAACAAAAAAAAAAAAAAAAAATAAATTCAAAGTGACCGTAAACACCGTAAAATGCGTAAATATGACCTATAAGTATTTGATTTCCAAAAACATTATTTTTTACACTACGAAAAAGTCATTTACGGTTCATCGTAAAATCTTCTCAGTCTGCCCTGTCCACTTTCGTTTTCTGCAGGCGAAACGCCTCTCGTTTGGGAAAAATCGCTATAAGGGGAACTCGGCGGAGGCCCTGCTTGTAAAGACTTGCCGCGCCCGGTATGATTGTTGAAACACCACAAGTAGACAGGTGCAGCATGGTTGAGAAGAAGAAGCCGGGGCCAGTGCCTCGCGTCAAACGCGGTATGGTCGTGGACCCAGCGCCCCTCTTGAAGTCGCAGGCCGAGCTGGAGCTCGAAGAAGAGTTTGGCCGGGAGATCACTGTCAGGCAGCGCAAGTTCTGCGAGGAGTATGTGGAAGGGCGGATGACGGCGACCGAATGTGCCCGTCAAGCTGGCTACAACGTAGGCTCGGCGGGCGAGATAGCTTCGAAGCTTCTGAACGGTCGCGACTTCCCGCACATCCCCCGATACATCGCCCAGCTCCGCGAGGAAAAGGAGCGGCTTTACGGCGTCACTCTGTCGGGTCAGCTCGAACGTCTTTACAAGCTGTCTCGCGCTGCCGAAGACGGCGGGCAATTCTCTGCCGCCATCAACGCGGAGAAGATCAGGTCTGCGCTCGGTGGCCTGACGGTTGACCGTCGCGAGAACATCAACACCATCGACCAGATGACGCGGGACCAGATCACCGCCCGCCTTGCCGAGCTGCAGCAGAAATACCCGCAGGCTTTCATCGTTGACGCGGAATACACGGAGGTGCCCAGTGGCAGGACCAGAGGCAAGGGTGTGGGCAAATATGCGGAAATCGCTGCCCCCGAGGTGCCACGCGACGCGGATTGAGAACCGCCACGGCGGCGGCATCCCCGATGTGCACATTGCCATCGACGGGGTGAGCTTCTGGGTCGAACTCAAAGCCAATAACAACAAAGCCCCAGCTTTGCGTCCGCAACAGGCTGCTTGGCATGCCAGACAGGCCTCATGCGGTGGCCTCTCATACGTGCTCTGCGGTTTTTCCACGTCGCCCTACCTGAAAATCTGGAGGGCCTCTGCGCCCTCTCCTACGAGCTCTGCGGGCATGCTCTGCGGCCCCGCGCTGATCGAGTCCGACAGCATGGCCGAAGCTCTGCGCCTGCTCTTTGCCGACGCCCTGCGGCTGAACGCCGAGCGAAGCTCTGCGGCCCTGCGCTTGGCGGGCGGATCGGAAAAGACCCCCGACGCCTAAGCGCCGGGGGCAAGGTGGCCGCGTCCGAGGCGGAAGGACGCGGCGCGGCAATCAACAATCCAGTGCAAGCCCTGTAAACCCTGTGACGCTGGCCACCCTGCGGCGGCGGTCAAGGTCCAAGAGCCGAAGAGCCAAGGCCTTGGCGTCCGCATAGGACGCGGCCCCGACTTCTTCTGTATATTCTGAGGCCCGGCCTGCGGGGGTGCGATAACGCACCGTTATCTGATACATCACGCGGGCCCCCTCAATGCTGCACAATGGCGACGGATTTAGGCGAGCGTGTCGCAAGCCCCGCGCAAAGCTTGCAAGCTTCGCAGGTTGTCCGCTTGCCCGCCTCTTTGCTGGCCGGGCACATAACTTCCCGGGCAAGATCGATCTCTGCGACGTCTTGAACCACGCGGAACGTGCGGGCCCCCGCTTCCCAAAAGGCCAGCGCTTGCGCGTATGTGTCAGCGCTTTGCATGG